AGTGTTGGTTGCCGCTGACCGGTTGCCACACATGATCTGCTGCTCAAGAGACTTATCTATCTTGCTCCAAATCCATTCGATACCACGTTGAATGAACTGAGGAAGCGTTAACTCATCCTTAATTGTGATACTGGAACTGGCTATTTTAGTGTCACCTCCTTCTTCACTGTCTGTAATACCAAAAGATATTGTTTCCGCATAGCGGCTTTCTGCCGGCGGATAATAACTGAAAACATCGAAAGGACATTCACAGGCGTGAAATCCAGAACCGCAAGCCTCTACTTTTCCATCGTGATGGAAGGTTTCACCGATTGCAAACTGAAAGCCACGGCACTTTAGGTCTTTGTTAAATCCCTTGAATGTCACAATTTCTTTGGTCATGTTGTTATTCCTTAAATTTTGGCAATAAAAAAGGCCGCATTGCGACCTGATTAGATGAGAGGTTTGCTGCCTGAATAATTATCTAGCGGTAATTTGCCCGCACTTACGATGACCAGCCGCGTAAAGTGCTACGTCTGGAAGAAGTACAGATCCTCCTTCAACTTCCTTCTGACGCGTTCCGGCAAGCGAAATGGCTTTGGTAACGCGGTCAATTCTTTTGGCTTTAACCTCATGAGAAGCATCAGGAGCATCGCAGCCAAAAATTGAATCAATGATATTGCAGATGGTGTCGCGCTCCATTGCTAGCTTTCTGCGCCGCTCATGACGGCGAGTTTTAGCATTGCCTGCAAACGTTGACTTCCCGTAGATAATAACCGTCATGATTTAATCCTCATGTGAAATGGCTTTGGTGTTGCAGATAGCCAGGCGACTAACCCTGACCGCGTACTCATTGCCGAGTGCCTCCGCCGAAGAGGTTGGCTTCTACCTGCAACCCAAACCCATCTCGTTTGGTATCTGTTCGCGCTTTGTCAGCGCATCATCGAAGTTAAAGAGCGTTGCCTTTCCGTTTGGCTACCAGCGTCCTGCTGATGGCTAAAATTTAAGACTTCTTAATTAAATGGTCAAGTGTATTTTTGAAGAAAACTTAAATATTTTATCGTTACTTAAGTTTTTATTTGATTTTTAAAGGAAAATGTAGTGGGAGGGGCGGGTGCCCCTTATGGAAGATTTGCGAGTTTTGCGTCAACAACTACGCCAATGATTTTGCAGTTTCCGTTGATTTCTATCATCGGATATTGTGGGTTTAATGGTTTTAAAAACTTTCGGCCTGCATCCATAACTAGTTTTTTGAATGTGGCCTCGTTTTCACCTTCTAATTTTGCAACAACCAGCTTGCCGTTTCTTGGTTCGACTTCGGGATCAACCAGAATTATCATTCCTTCTGGAATGCTTAATCCTGCCGGTGCGGTCATAGAGTCACCTTGGACATCAAGCCAAAATGAATCTTCTGAACAATCTACAGTGGTGTCGTGCCAGTTCTCTATCGCGCGCTTGTGATAAGGTTCTACAGCTTCCATCCATTGCCCTGCGCTTACCCAACTGATAAGAGGGTATGATCCTCTTGGCTCATGCCTACTATGATAGGCAACATTTATCTGGCTTAAATCTCCTTTCAGCAAATAGTCAGGGGAGCACTGAAGAGCCTTCGAAAGTGCCAACAGGTTCTCCCCATTTGGCTCAGTCTCCGAGCGCTCCCATTGCGATATTGCAACATTAGACACTCCCACCATCTTACCAAGAGCGGCTTGTCTAATCTTGAGTTTTTTTCTTCGAGCGCGAATACGCTCACCCATCAATTGTGTATTCATAGTTAAGTCATCTTAAATAAACTTGACTAAAGATTCCTTTAGTAGATAATTTAAGTGTTCTTTAATTTCGGAGCGAGTCTATGTACAAGAAAGATGTTATCGACCACTTCGGAACCCAGCGTGCAGTAGCTAAGGCTTTAGGCATTAGCGATGCAGCGGTCTCTCAGTGGAAGGAAGTTATCCCAGAGAAAGACGCATACCGATTAGAGATTGTTACAGCTGGCGCCCTGAAGTATCAAGAAAACGCTTATCGCCAAGCGGCGTAAGCAAAACGCTCTTTACCAATCTGAACCGCCGACAACGCGGTAAACATATTTCAAGGCGCATCAACGAATGCGCACAACTAACTATTAACTACAGGAATGTTCACATATGGAACTCACAAGCACTCGCAAGAAAGCCAACGCAATTACCAGCAGCATCCTTAACCGGATAGCTATTCGTGGTCAGCGGAAAGTCGCTGATGCGTTAGGCATTAACGAATCTCAAATTTCACGATGGAAAGGCGATTTCATTCCAAAGATGGGGCTGTTATTGGCGGTTCTGGAGTGGGGTGTTGAGGATGAAGAATTGGCAGAATTGGCAAAGAAAGTTGCGCATCTGCTGACAAAAGAAAAAGCCCCGAAGAACGGCGAATTCTTCGAGGCCTGATGTAGAAAGACTGGATCAATCCACAGGAGTAATTATGCCAAAACAACTCAGTCCTGACCAGGACAAATTACACAAAAACATACTACGTGATCGGTTCTTATCCAGCTTCAAACAGCCCGGTCGATTTAGGGCTGAGTTGGAGAAAGTGAAGCTAATACTGAAGAGGAAAGGTCATGAGTAACATATCCAATCTAGCCGAAGCCAGAGAGGCCAGAAGGCTCCAGAAGCCGCGTACAAATGGCGGTAAGGGGTTTGCCTTGATTCACCGCCAATTCATGGATAGCAAGCTATACAAGGATTCTCAGGCTGTGCATCTTTTCCTGCATCTGATACTGAAAGCCAATCACTCTCCGGCAGTCGTAAATACCGACATTGGTGAGATGTTGGTTGAGCGAGGACAGCTAATTACCGGACGGCCAAAACTGGTAAGTGAAACATTCATCCCGGATAACAAAGTAAAAAGTTTGCTTCGTTCTTTTGAAGGGAATGGAATGATTCGTATCGAGTCGAAAGGGAGAAAATTCAGCCTGATAACAGTGTTGAAATATGATGATTTTCAGGCTCCAAATTGTCCAACGGATGTCCAACGGATGTCCAACGCAAACACCAGTAATGACGCGGCTCACAGCAAATGTTGTCCAACGGATGTCCAACGATTGTCCATAAACAATAATATAAATAATATCTCTAATACTAACGTATTAGAGAGTACCGCAGCAGACGAAAATCCTGACAAGAAAAAATCGGCTCTCAGTTGTCAGGATGTTGTCGATGCTTACCACGAATTACTTCCTGAAGCTTCCAGGGTTCGCGCACTGAATGACAAACGTAAAAACCAGATCCGAACTTTCTGGCGAAAAGCCGGAGTGATAACCCGCCAGCTTGATGGTCATGGGTTCACGATGCAGGACTGGAGAAATTATTTGAGTTACGTAGGCGAAAATTGCCGATGGATGTTCGAAGAGCGTCAAAACCATCAACGCGGAACCGTCTGGCACAAAAAGGGATTTGATTTCCTGCTTAACGATAATACCTACCTGAAAGTTCGTGAGGGTGAACACGATGACCGATAATTTTTACGCGCCGCCACATAGCATCGAGGCGGAGCAGGCGGTGATTGGTGGATTGCTTCTGGATGATGACAGCAGTGAGCGCGTCCAGAAAGTTCTGGCGATGCTGAAGCCTGATTCATTTTACAGCCGACCACACAAAATCCTTTTCGAAGAAATAACCAGAATGCACCGGGAGCAAAAGCCAGTAGATGGTCTGACGCTTTTCGATGAACTGGAGCGCAAATCGTTAACGGTTTCTGTTGGTGGTTTTGCTTATATCGCTGAGATCGCAAAGAACACGCCAAGCGCAGCAAACATCGTTGCCTATGCAATGCAGGTTCGCGAAACCGCAATGGAACGCTACGCCATCAACCGCATGACTGAAGCGACGGAATTGCTCTATTCCCGAAACGGAATGACAGCAACGCAGAAGTACGAAGCTATTCAAGCGATTTTCACGCAACTGACAGACCATGCAAAAACCGGATCTCGTCGCGGCCTTCGCTCATTTGGCGAGGTCATGGAAGACTGGGTTAGCGACCTTGAGAAGCGATTTGACCCATCAGGCGAACAACGAGGAATGAGCACAGGGATCTCATCGCTGGACAGGATGCTGTCACCGAAAGGTCTGGTGAAAGGCTCTCTGTTCGTCATTGGCTCTCGCCCTAAGATGGGAAAAACGACGCTATACAGCCAGATGGCAATCAACTGCGCAGTGCATGAGAAAAAACCTGCTCTGATGTTCAGCCTTGAAATGCCTAGTGATCAGATACTGGAAAAACTGGTAGGGCAGAAATCAGGTGTTAACCCGAATATTTTTTACCTTCCGGCGACAAATGACGCTGATGACGGCTATCAGGGTGATTACGATGGTGACTTCAACAGGGCGATCGAAACAGCCAATCGCTTGAGTGAAATCGACATGCTTTACATCGACGACACGCCGGGATTATCTCTGGCTCAAATCGTCAGCGAAAGCCGTCGAATCAAGCGAGAAAAAGGATGTGTTGGCATGATTCTGGTCGATTACCTGACACTAATGACCGCTGAAAAGGCCGATCGTAACGACCTTGCTTACGGCATGATTACTAAGGGACTGAAGAACCTTGCCAAAGAGCTTGATTGCGTTGTTGTGCTTCTGACGCAGCTTAACCGCGCACTGGAAAGCCGAACCAATAAACGCCCATTACCAAGCGACTCCCGAGATACAGGGCAGATTGAACAGGATTGCGATTATTGGGTTGGGATCCATCGTGAAGGTGCTTTTGATGACAGTGTTCCACCTGGTGAAACCGAACTAATCCTTCGTCTCAATCGTCATGGCAATACCGGCACGGTGTATTGCATTCAGGCAAATGGCGCTATTTATGACACAGACCAACAGTCTGCTGAAATGCGCCGCCGTGAACGCGAGGAACCGCACTCCAAGAAGAAAGGAGGATTCTGATGACCATCTACATCACTGAGCTAATAACAGACCTGCTGGTAATCGCAGGTCTTTTTATTTGGGGGAGAGGGTAAATGAAGGATTTATTAGTAACGCTAAATGTCGGTTTAAGCCTTCTTGGTTACGCCTACATTATGTTCAAAACAGGCCAGTGGATTATTACAAATGCACTTAAGCAGTGGGATAAGCGTAGAAAAGTGTCAGCAAAGCAGAAGGCGGTTGATGCGCTATATGAAGCATACGAACTGGATAAGGTAAGCGAAGGAGATACTGTAAAAGTGGCGACAAAAGAAGGTCTGGTAATCATGATTTGCAGACATGAAAAGACTAACACCCCAGCACACTGATGGAGAGGAATGATGAGTACATTGGCTCAATTAATTAATGCCGACCTTGAAGAGTCAGGAGCGCGGCATTATCGCTACTGGAAAGCTTCGAGACTTCCGACTAGAGAGCGATACAAGCGTAGGCCAAAACCAAAGAGCAGCCAGCGAGACAGGGTACTTAAGCGCCTAATGCAGATAAACATGTCGCAGTTTACTAATTTCACCTGGTTCAAGCGGTGATGGAGAGGAATATGGACGAATCAAGAAAGGCTTTCGAGCAATGGTTCCAGAGCAAATACAAATGCACTATGGAAACGATGAAGGTTATGCAAATCAAAGTCGAACTTGCTTGGGAGGCATGGCAGGCCAGCCGTGAAGCTATCGAGATAAAGCTCGATGACAAAGTAATGGTTGAGGATGAGTTCGACAAAGGCCACAACTGCGCAATCGACTATTGCGCTGATGCCATCCGCGCCGCCGGAATCAAAGTGAAGGAGTGAGTATGAGCAAAGTATCAAGAGGAATGAAAATATCGCTTATTTTCATCCTTAATCCGCATCGTATCTTTTTGGCTTCAGCAGTATGGCTGTCATATTTTGTTTATTGGTTAGCAGATAAATTGGATGATTTTGCGAGATGGCTTGAGAATTTTGCGAATGCGAGGTTTGAGTCATGGCCGCTTATCGGAGAGAGGATGTCTGACGAATTAAACCGGTATTACGCGGATAAGCGCAAGGAGAAGAGCAGGAGGGCAAGTGAAGCAATTATTCCTGCTTCGCAACGAAGCAATCAGAAATAACGCCATAGACGCCATTCTCTCACTACCAATCGACGACAAGTCACCCCACGAAGTCCACGTTAAAGAACCCAAGCGAACCAAGGCACAGAACGACCGTATGTGGCCGATGCTTCAGGACGTCTCCCGTCAGGTGCTTTGGCATGGTCAACGACTGTCTCCGGAAGACTGGAAAGACATCTTCACTGCGCTGTGGCTCAAGACTAAAAAGCTGGAGCAAAGAAGCGTGCCAGGTATTGATGGCGGTGTTGTTCTTCTTGGGGTACGTACCAGCAAGATGAGGAAGGCGAGCATGACAGAACTTATCGAAATCATGTTCTGGTTCGGATCAGAACGTAACGTGCGATGGAGTGATGATTCCAGGAGAGAGCACGAGTGGTCACAACGAACAGGGAGAGTTGCATGAAACGATGTTACCGATGCGGAGAATGCAAAGACGATTATCGATTCCGGCCAAATCAACCTTATTGGCACCAATGGTGTATCAGATGTGAGCGGTCGCCAGTAGGTAATTTCCCGCTTCCAGAGACGAAGGAGGACGTGTGGCGAGACAGCGACTAAGTATCACTGACATAATCTGCGAAAACTGCAAATACCTTCCAACGAAACGCTCCAGAAATAAACCCAAACCAATCCCAAAAGAATCTGACGTAAAAACCTTCAATTACACGGCTCACCTGTGGGATATCCGGTGGCTTAGAGAACGTGCGAGGAAATGACAATGGATTATTCACAGTTAAGTGATTTTGAAATTAACCGAATGGTAGGAGACATAATTTTTAAAGGCCTTTGGGCATGTAAGCCGGAAACGTCAGGGAATAACACCAACAAATGGTATTACGGAAACGCTGATACAACTTTTGAGCCATTAAACCATTTACCTGACTACTGCAATGATCCGAGTGCCTCATGGCCGATTATTGAGAAACACAGGATTTCTATCTTAGACCAGTTAACTGAATGGTGTGTGGATGCAAAAGGCGTAAGCCCAATATTTGATACCAGACCTCTCCGCGCCGCCATGATTGTCTTTCTCATGATGCAGGACGCCAATAATGCTTAGTCCATCCCAATCCCTTCAATACCAGAAAGAAAGCGTCGAGCGGGCTTTAACGTGCGCTAACTGCGGTCAGAAACTGCATGTGCTGGAAGTTCACGTGTGTGAGCACTGCTGCGCAGAACTGATGAGCGATCCGAATAGCTCAATGTACGAGGAAGAAGACGATGAGTGATTACCTGAAATGGTATCTCTGCCACCGCTGGTTAATTAAGTATGCTGTAAAAGACTGGATGACAGCGGATGCCAACAAGCTTAAGCAAAGAAAAGACTATTACTACGCCAGAATGAAGGAAAACTACTGCTCAATTCGCACTCGCATATTTATTAAAAAAGACCTTCAGTCAATTCTTCAATTGCGAGGGAAGGTAAATGGCTAACCTACGCAAAGAAGCGCGCGGCAGAGAATGCCAGGTACGTATTTACGGTGTATGCAATGGCAATCCTGAAACTACAGTTCTGGCACATTACCGGATGGCTGGAATTTGCGGAACTGGAATGAAGCCTGACGACCTGATCGGCGCATGGGCTTGTAGCGCGTGTCACGATGAAATCGACCGACGCACCCATAATCTCGACAACAAAGACGCCAGACTTTACCACCTCGAAGGCGTGATCAGGACGCAGGCGATACTGCTGAAGGAGGGGAAGATTAAGTCATGAACAAATATCAGTTTGTGCTTCCATACCCGCCGTCGGTGAATACCTACTGGCGAAGACGGGGAAGCCAATACTACATCAGCGATAAAGGCCAGAAATACCGAAAAGACGTTCAGCAAATCATCCACCAACTCAAGTTAGATATTTTCACCAAATCACGACTCCGCATCAAAGTTATCGCAGACGTTCCAGACTCCCGCCGCCGCGACCTCGACAACATCCTGAAAGGTTTACTCGACTCCCTTATCCACGCCGGATTTGCGGAAGATGACGAGCAATTCGATGACATTCGCGTAATTCGTGGCGTGAAAGTACCAGGCGGAAGGCTTGGAATAAAAATCACCGAACTGGAGAAAGCATGAACGCCACAATTCAAACGATACCAGAGCTTCTTATCCAGACACGAGGCAATCAGACCGAAGTGGCGAGGATGCTTTCCTGCGCAAGAGGAACAGTGCTCAAGTACAACCGAGACAGCAAAGGCGAGCGTCACGTAATAGTTAACGGCGTCCTGATGGTCAAACAGGGCAAAAGGGGAAGGCCATGAGACTCGAAAGCGTAGCTAAATTTCATTCGCCAAAAAGCCCGATGATGAGCGACTCACCACGGGCTACGGCTTCTGACTCTCTTTCCGGTACTGATGTGATGGCTGCTATGGGGATGGCGCAATCACAAGCCGGATTCGGTATGGCTGCATTCTGCGGCAAGCACGAACTCAGCCAGAATGACAAACAAAAGGCTATCAACTATCTGATGCAATTTGCACACAAGGTATCGGGGAAATATTGTGGTGTGGCAAAGCTCGAAGGAAATACTAAGGCAAAGGTACTGCAAGTGCTCGCAACATTCGCTTATGCGGATTATTGCCGTAGTGCCGCGACTCCGGGCGCAAGATGCAGAGATTGCCACGGTACAGGCCGTGCGGTTGATATAGCCAAAACAGAGCAGTGGGGGAGAGTTGTTGAGAAAGAGTGCGGAAGATGCAAAGGTGTCGGCTATTCAAGAATGCCAGCAAGCGCCGCATATCGCGCTGTAACGATGCTAATCCCAAACCTTACCCAACCCACCTGGTCACGCACTGTTAAGCCGCTGTATGACGCTTTGGTGGTGCAATGCCACAAGGAAGAGTCAATCGCAGACAATATTTTGAATGCGGTCACGCGTTAATAGCATGATTGCTACGGATGGCAACATATTAACAGCATGATATTGACTTTTTGAATAAAGTTGGGTAAATTTGACTCAACGATGGATAAATGCACTCGTTAAATAAAGCCCTGAGTTTAACCGCTCGGGGCATTTTGCGTTTTAAGCACGACATTTCTGAAAGCGCCCTATCACCAATCACCAGAACACATCCAGATACCCTTGCTCATTCGTGGCGACGGGGTAGGGCGTTTTACACAAAAGAAAACCCAGCGCTATGGCTGGGATTCGTGAAAATGGGCGGCAAGAGACTGCGCTAACAGCCTCCTGCCTGATTTGCTCATGCCTTTAGTCACGAACAAACCACGTTACTAATCACTGTATCCTGGATTTGTTCTTTCCAATATCAACCAATTCATAACATTGAACAAATCCTCACGGTCGTGAGGTAAGACATGAAAAAGATGCCAGAAAAACATGATCTGTTAACCGCCATGATGGCGGCAAAGGAACAGGGCATCGGGGCAATCCTTGCGTTTGCAATGGCGTACCTTCGCGGTCGGTATAATGGCGGTGCGTTTAAGAAAACACTAATAGACGCAACGATGTGCGCCATTATCGCCTGGTTCATTCGTGACCTTTTAGTCTTCGCCGGACTGAGTAGCAATCTTGCTTACATAGCGAGTGTATTTATCGGCTATATCGGCACAGACTCGATTGGTTCGCTAATCAAACGCTTCGCTGCTAAAAAAGCCGGAGTCGATGATGCAAATCAGCAGTAACGGAATCACCAGATTAAAACGTGAAGAGGGCGAGAGACTAAAAGCCTATCCAGATAGCAGGGGGATACCAACCATTGGGGTTGGACATACCGGAAAAGTGGATGGTAATCCTGTCGTATCAGGGATGACAATCACATCCGAAAAATCGTCTGAACTGCTTAAAGAAGATTTGCAGTGGGTTGAAGATGCGATAAGTAGTCTTGTTCGCGTCACGCTGAATCAGAACCAATATGATGCACTATGTAGCCTTATATTCAATATAGGTAAATCAGCATTTGCTGGATCTACCGTTCTGCGCCAGTTGAATTTAAAGAATTACCAGGCAGCAGCAGATGCTTTCCTGTTATGGAAAAAAGCTGGTAAGGACCCTGATATTCTCCTTCCTAGGAGGCGGCGAGAAAGAGCGCTGTTCCTGTCATGATGTTCAACTGGAAAACGATGTTTGTTGGCCTGTTGCTCGTCTCGCTAATTGTTTCCGGTCGGCTGGCAAATCATTACCGTGATAACGCCATCTCCTACAAAGAGCAGCGCGATAACAAGGCCAGTGAACTGGAGAAGGCGAACGCCACCATTACTGACATGCAGCAGCGCCAGCTTGATGCTGATGCACTCGATGCTAAATACACGAAGGAGTTAGCTGATGAGAAAGCTGAAAATGATGCTCTTCGGCGCAAGCTTGATAATGGTGGTCGGGTGCTCGTCAAAGGCAAATGTCCTGTGCCATCCTCAGCCGAAACCTCCAGCGCCTCCGGCATGGGCAATGATGCCACCGTCGAACTCTCTCCAGTTGCTGGACGAAACGTTCTCGGTATCCGGGATGGAATCATCAGCGACCAAACAGCACTGAGAACGCTTCAGGAGTACATCAGGACGCAATGCCTGAAGTAATTTCCATCACATAGAAATTTAACAAGTGACTTTCAGGAAAATGCCTCGCATTTGCGGGGCTTTTTTACATCTGCAGTAAACCGCGCATCGCAGCGCGTAACAATCCCGAGTCTTTCAGAAAGCTGAGCCTGAGAACTGCCGTATATGGTGGCGACCATCTCGGGGCGGCTTTTCTGTGCGAACAGGCTCATCTTTCTAAAAGGTAAGACGCTATGAATATCGTTCCACTAAATTACAAAGGCGAACCTATCCGCTTCAATACTGATGGCTGGATTAATGCCACTGATATTGCAAAACGTTTCGGGAAGCGTCTGGATCACTGGTTGTCCAACACTGAAACTCTCGAATACGTTAGAGCTCTGGATGAGGTTTATTCAGGTGAGCCATCGAAAATTCTACATACCCGTGATTCCGGGTATGTAAAAACAAGCAAGGCACGAAAGGACAGGGGCGGCGGAACATGGCTGCATCCAAAGTTATCAGTTGCCTTTGCAAGATGGTGCGATCCGAAATTCTCCGTATGGTGCGACCTGCACATTGATAGTCTGCTTCGCGGTGAACTGACTGAGCAGCAGAAATATGAGCAAGCATGTCGCATTCGCGATGACCGGAAATCAAAAGCCAGCAATGGGGCAAGAGAGATGGCTCGCTGGCGATGGGATAAGCCGGTTATTGAAGCAAATGTTGAGTACTGGCGCGAGCAACTGCAGTTGACTCTCGATATCGCGTGCTGATGGCAAACGCAAAACTGCGTTATCGGAAAAATCAAAGCATTACGAGAGCTGAGCAACAGCTATCCATTACAAAGCCCATCTACGGGTGGGCTTGATAATGAAACCGGAATTTATTCTGGGTAACCAGTTACGGCAGTACCACGAAACAACCCAAGCCAGTAAGTGGGGAAATAACACTGGCAGCCACTGAAAGATGAACCTCCTGCCTTATGGCAAAAAAGATTCTTTGTGGTGGCGGACTGATGGAAAGACATCGGTTATTGCAGAGGCCATTCAATGAGTGGTCTAGACAATGGCTTATCCCAACAACCGGAGCCAACACAATGGCAGAGATTACAGCATTGACAGAATTACAGCAGATGAACCTCGATATCCTCCGTTTAGTTCAAAGCGATACCGCAGCAGCAGAGAAAGCGATCGCATTCGTTGCTGGAAGTAAGCTGAACTTCGAACTGTTCAAAGACCAACTGGTTTTGGCGCAGGGTGAAGGAACGGCATTAGCTCGCGCAGAAAAGGCTATTCGTGAGGCAAAAGAAGCGTTAGACCTGTTCACTGCCGGAACATAACGAATGGCAAAGACGAAGTGGCCTAAACTTCCCCGGTTCTTCGTGCCATTGTTCCATAGCGCCAATGTCTACCTGTGTCGTTCAAAGGAAGAGTGGGATCAGGCTTGCATTCATCTTGGAGTTGAATAGCGGCGGGAATGAGATGCTGGCGGGGGCAACACAGTCATATTGCAATACCGAAACAGGCGAGAGCCTTTACCTGCTTGGGGTATTCAATGGAGATGCTGCCACACTGGTTCATGAGTGTGCTCACGTCGCATTCTATGTCTGCCGAGATGTTGGTGTAACTACTTATCCTGGCGACGCAAACGAAACCTACTGCTACATGCTTGACAGAATGTTCAGTCACTTCCTGCCGTTCTTTCATGACCCAGAAAAAGAAGGAGCCAAGTAATGGCAAACCCAAACTTCACGCCATCATGGCCTCTATACAAAGATGCTGACGGTGTATATGTGTCTGCTCTTCCGATTAAAGCTATCAAATACGCTAATGACGGAAATGCAAACGCAGAATTCGACGGTCCGTATGCTGACCAGTACATGTCAGCGCAAACAGTAGCCGTATTCAAGCCGGAGGTCGGTGGATATCTGTTCCGAAGCCAGTACGGAGAGCTGCTCTATATGAGCAAGGCAGCATTTGAAGCTAAGTACACTTCTGCAAGCGGTTCAGTAACGAATGCAGAGACGGCGGATAAGTTATCTACTGCTCGCACTATCACACTAACCGGCGCTGTCACAGGTTCAACGTCATTCGATGGTTCTGCTAACGTGACTATCGCAACTACCCAAGGAAGTTAACAAGGAAATGATATGGCGGCTGAAGATAAGAAAATTGGTCGCCCATCGGCTTACAAACCAGAGTATGCCGAGCAGGCGAGAAAACTTTGTCTGTTAGGGCATACAGATGCGGAACTGGCTTCTTTCTTTGATGTTAGCGAGCAAACAATCAATGCGTGGAAGCACGCGCATCCTGATTTTCTTGAGTCCATAAAAAAGGGTAAGGCTGTTGCGGACAGTGAAGTCGCCGCAAAGTTATTCCACCGCGCCACCGGGTACGAACACCTAGAAGATGATATTCGCGCTGTCGATGGCTCGATCGTCATAACTCCTACTGTGAAACATTATCCACCCGATACGACTGCTGCCATTTTCTGGCTTAAGAACAGGCAGCGAGATAAATGGCGTGACAAACAGGAAGTAGAACACACCGGAGAGGTTAGCCTGATTCAGCGCATTCAGGAGGCCCGTAAACGCGCAAGGGGTGAGTGATGTCATCAGAATTTGAGGCAATGCTTGCCGATGATATGGGGCGATTCTTCTATGACCCACTCGGATTTGTGATGTATGCATTTGAGTGGGGAGTTGGAGAGCTTGATGGCTTTAACGGTCCAGATGAGTGGCAGAAAGAGTTTCTCACTGACTGGGGTGAGGCGATTAGCACTAACAACTTTGATGGTATAAAGCCGGTAGAAGCATACCGCTGCGCAACAAGCTCAGGTCACGGCATCGGGAAAAGTGCGCTCACTGCATGGGTAATTCTATACATCATGAGCACCCGACCGTTCTGCAAAGGCGTCGTAACTGCCAACACCTCAGAGCAGTTGAGGACAAAGACGTGGGGTGAGCTGGGAAAATGGAAGAAGCGTTGTATCACCGGGCACTGGTTCGAGTACAACAACGGCAAAGGTAATATGAACATCTACCATGTAGATCACATGGAGTCATGGCGTTGCGACGGGCAAACCTGCCGCGAGGAAAACAGCGAATCATTTGCTGGCCTTCACGCTGCTAACTCAAGCCCGTTCTATATCTTCGATGAAGCTTCAGCGGTACCAGACAAGATTTGGGAAGTTGCTGAAGGCGGCCTGACTGATGGAGAGCCTTTCTGGTTCGCGTTCGGCAACCCGACACGTAACACCGGGCGTTTCCGTGAATGTTTCCGCAAATTCAAGCATCGCTGGAGACGCAAGCAAATTGATAGCCGTCTGGCGAAGATGACGAACAAAGAGCTTATTGAAGAATGGCGAAACGATTACGGTGAGGATAGTGACTTCTTTAAAGTACGCGTTCGTGGCCTCTTCCCGTCTGCGTCTGACCTGCAATTTATTCCCCAAAGCTATGCTGATGCCGGTATGTCAAGAAAACTGGAGCACAGTCAGTATGGTTTCGCTCCGAAGATTATCGGCGTTGACCCGGCATACTCCGGCAGTGATGAGGCGTGTATCTATCTGCGGCAGGGGCTTTATTCAAGGCTTTTAGGTTCTTACCCTAAAACAGACGACGATGTGAAGTTTGCTCAGGTAGTGGCTGCTATCGAGGATGAACACAAAGCTGACGCGGTGTTCATTGATTTCGGTTACGGCACGGGTATTCATTCTGTTGGTAAGTCGTGGGGCAGAAAGTGGCAACTTGTGAGCTTCGCGGGAGAATCGAAAGACCCGGCAATGCTCAATAAGCGCGGCGAGATGTGGAACGCAATGAAATCCTGGCTGAATGAAGGCGGAAGCATTGATGACCAGCAGACCGCTGATGAGATTGTCGCCCCTGAATACAAAGTAAAGCTAGACGGTAAGATTGTTCTGGAGTCGAAAGACGATATGAAACGCCGTGGCGTTCCATCACCCAATCGGGCCGATGCGCTGGCGCTGACGTTTGCATTCCCGGTAGTTAAAAATAAACCTTCAAAAGCAATTCCCGCACCGATTAGACCAGTACGCAGAGGACGATAATGGCTATGGCTTAAGAAAATCTGACGCTGAGTGCTGCAATGCGTCGATGAACTTAAGTTTATGGTTGTATGCCTCTTCGGCTGTAGGGAAGCCGCTTTTTGTGTATCTCTTCCCGTCAATGACGAATTGCCACATGTAGTTTTTGGTATCAACCCTGAATGTCACACCCTTGAATCCAGATGAGTTGTCTTTATCTATTCCGCGATTCAGGCCATTCATTTTCTTATTGGCTGCGCGAAGGTTGGCTATCCGGTTATCCGATTTGTTTCCATTGATATGGTCAATTAGATCTGTGAATTCTCCGTAATAGTGAGCCCAGCACAGGCGGTGAACATAATAGAGCTTATTCCCAACCCTCACATCGAGGTATCCGTTCCCGTGAGGGCATCCAACTGGCTTGCCATTCAGATCTGTCCTGCGAGTTCTGTTTATTGCCGTGAGGATTCCGGTATCCGGGTTATATGAAAACAGGCTTCGAATCTCATCAATGGATAGCTTTTTCATATTATTTCCTTTGGTAAGTAATCCCATTAATTTTATCACGGCATCATTATGGATAACAAAGAAAATCGTTTAGAAGAAATACTGACTAAGTTCGACTGCGATTGGACTGCCAGTGATGAGATCAGGACGGAAGCGAAGAGCGACTTATTCTTTTCTCGCCTATCTCAATGGGATGACTGGCTATCACAATACACAACCCTGCAATATCGCGGGCAGTTCGATGTTGTACGACCAGTGGTGCGCAAACTCGTTTCTGAGATGCGTCAGAACCCTATTGATGTTCTGTATCGTCCAAAGGATGGAGCAAGTCCTGACGCCGCTGATGTGCTTATGGGTATGTATCGTACAGACATGCGGCACAACACGGCAAAAATCGCGGTCAATGTCGCTGTTCGTGAGCAGATTGAATCAGGCGTGGGTGCGTGGCGTCTGGTTACTGACTACGAAGACCAAAGTCCAACGAGCAACAATCAGGTTGTTCGTCGTGAGCCTATCCATAGCGCTTGCTCCCGCGTTATCTGGGACAGCAACAGCAAGCTGATGGATAAGTCTGACGCCCGTCACTGCACAGTTATCCACTCAATGAGCCAGAATGGTTGGGAGGATTTCGCAGAAAAATACGACCTCGATGCGGATGATATTCCATCATTCCAGAACCCCAACGATTGGGTATTTCCATGGCTGACGCAGGACACAATTCAGATCGCTGAGTTTTACGAAGTGGTCGAGAAGAAAGAGACGGCGTTTATCTACCAAGACCCGGTTACGGGTGAGCCGGTAAGCTACTTTAAGCGCGATATTAAAGACGTCATCGATGACCTGGCTGATAGTGGATTTATCAAAATTGCAGAGCGCCAGATTAAGCGTCGCCGGGTATACAAATCGATTATCACCTGCACTGCTGTACTCAAAGACAAGCAGCTCATTGCTGGCGAGCATATCCCCATTGTTCCGGTGTTCGGAGAGTGGGGCTTCGTTGAAGATAAAGAAGTGTATGAGGGTGTCGTCCGCCTGACAAAAGACGGCCAGCGTCTGCGCAACATGATTATGTCGTTCAACGCCGACATCGTGGCCCGCACTCCGAAGAAGAAGCCGTTCTTCTGGCCTGAGCAGATTGCAGGCTTTGAGCATATGTACGACGGTAACGACGATTACCCATACTACCTGCTCAATCGCACTGACGAAAATAGTGGAGACCTTCCGACTCAGCCGCTGGCATATTATGAAAACCCGGAAGTGCCGCAAGCCAACGCCTACATGCTGGAAGCAGCAACCAGCGCAGTAAAAGAGGTTGCCACTCTCGGAGTTGATACAGAAGCGGTAAATGGCGGACAGGTTGCGTTTGATACCGTCAATCAACTGAATATGAGGGCTGACCTTGAGACATACGTGTTTCAGGATAATCTGGCTACCGCCATGCGCCGTGACGGAGAGATTTACCAGTCGATAGTTAATGACATCTACGATGTTCCTCGCAACGTTACGATTACCCTTGAGGATGGCAGCGAGAAAGATGTTCAGCTAATGGCTGAGGTTGTTGACCTTGCTACTGGAGAAAAGCAGGTACTAAACGATATCAGGGGGCGCTATGAGTGCTACACGGATGTTGGACCATCATTCCAGTCCATGAAGCAGCAAAACCGCGCAGAAATTCTTGAGTTGCTCGGCAAGACGCCACAGGGAACGCCAGAATATCAACTGCTGTTGCTTCAGTACTTCACCCTGCTTGATGGTAAAGGTGTTGAGATGATGCGTGACTATGCAAACAAGCAGCTTATTCAGATGGGCGTTAAGAAGCCAGAAACGCCCGAAGAGCAGCAATGGTTAGTAGAGGCGCAACAAGCCAAACAAGGTCAACAAGACCCGGCAATGGTTCAGGCTCAGGGCGTACTCCTGCAGGGGCAGGCTGAACTGGCTAAAGCTCAGAACCAGACGCTGTCCCTGCAAATCGATGCAGCTAAAGTCGAAGCGCAGAACCAGCTTAACGCTGCCAGAATCGCAGAAATCTTCAACAACATGGACCTCAGTAAACAATCTGAGTTTAGAGAGTTCCTTAAAACCGTTGCTTCATTCCAGCAGGACCGCAGCGAAGACGCTCGCGCAAATGCTGAGTTACTCCTTAAAGGCGATGAACAGACGCACAAGCAGCGAATGGACATTGCCAACATCCTGCAATCGCAGAGACAAAATCAACCTTCCGGCAGTGTAGCCGAGACACCTCAATAAGAGAGAGTTAATCATGGAACCAACCACCGAAATTCAGGCAACTGAAGACTTAACCCTGTCCGGCGATCATGCAGCGGCATCTGCTGATAGCTTAGTTGTCGATAATGCCAACGACAATGCAGGTCAGGAAGAGGGCTTTGAGATTGTCCTGAAGGACGATGAGACAGCACCAAAACAAGACCCGGCAAAGAACGCAGAATTCGCCCGCCGCCGCATCGAGCGCAAACGACAGCGAGAGCTTGAGCAGCAGATGGAAGCGGTAAAACGCGGAGAATTGCCGGAGAGTTTACGGGTAAACCCTGACCTTCCTCCTCAGCCGGATATTAACGCCTATCTGTCAGAAGAAGGCCTGGCTAAATATGACTACGACAACAGCCGTGCGCTTGCCGCTTTCAATGCTGCTAATACCGAATGGCTAATGAAAGCGCAGGACGCCCGCAGCAATGCCGTAGCAGAACAGGGCCGCAAGACTCAGGAGTTTACCCAGCAATCAGCGCAATACGTCGAAGCTGCCCGCAAACACTATGACGCGGCGGAAAAGCTCAACATCCCTGACTATCAGGAGAAAGAAGACGCATTTATGCAACTGGTTCCGCCTGCGGTTGGGGCAGACATTATGCGCCTGTTCCCGGAAAAGTCCGCCGCGCTCATGTATCACCTGGGGGCAAACCCGGAGAAAGCCCGCCAGTTACTGGCGATGGATGGGCAGTCCGCGCTGATTGAACTCACTCGACTATCCGAACGCTTAACTCTCAAGCCTCGCGGTAAACAAATCTCTTCCGCTCCCCCTGCTGACCAGCCGATTACCGGTGATGTCAGCGCAGCAAATAAAGATGCCATTCGTAAACAAATGGATGCTGCTGCGAGCAAGGGAGATGTGGAAACCTACCGCAAGCTAAAGGCAAAACTTAAAGGAATCCGATAATGGCTTTGAACGAAGGTCAAATTGTTACACTGGCGGTAGATGAAATCATCGAAACCATCTCCGCAATCACTCCAATGGCGCAGAAAGCCAAGAAATACACCCCGCCTGCTGCTTCTATGCAGCGCTCCAGCAATACCATCTGGATGCCTGTAGAGCAAGAGTCACCCACTCAGGAGGGCTGGGATTTAACTGATAAAGCGACAGGGTTACTGGAACTTAACGTCGCGGTAAACATGGGAGAGCCGGATAACGACTTCTTCCAGTTGCGTGCTGATGACTTGCGAGACGAAACTGCGTATCGTCGCCGCATCCAGTCTGCCGCTCGCAAGCTGGCGAACAACGTTGAGTTGAAAGTCGCAAACATGGCCGCCGAGATGGGTTCGCTGGTTATCACCTCCCCTGATGCCATCGGCACTAATACCGCAGACGCCTGGAACTTTGTGGCCGACGCAGAAGAAATCATGTTCTCCCGCGAACTTAACCGCGACATGGGGACATCGTACTTCTTCAACCCTCAGGACTACAAAAAAGCGGGTTACGACCTGACCAAGCGTGACATCTTCGGGCGTATTCCTGAAGAAGCATACCGAGATGGCACCATACAGCGTCAGGTCGCTGGCTTCGATGATGTCCTGCGCTCTCCGAAACTTCCTGTGCTGACCAAATCCACCGCAACTGGCATCACTGTATCCGGTGCGCAGTCCTTCAAGCCTGTCGCATGGAAACTGGATAACGATGGCAACAAAGTTAACGTTGATAACCGTTTTGCTACCGTCACCCTGTCTGCAACTACCGGCATGAAACGCGGCGACAAAATTTCGTTTGCTGGCGTTAAGTTCCTTGGTCAGATGGCTAAGAACGTACTGGCTCAGGATGCGACTTTCTCCGTAGTCCGCGTTGTTGACGGTACTCATGTTGAAATCACGCCGAAGCCGGTAGCGCTGGATGATGTTTCCCTGTCTCCGGAGCAGCGTGCCTACGCCAACGTTAACACCTCGCTGGCTGATGCAATGGCAGTGAACATTCTGAACGTTAAAGACGCTCGCACTAATGTGTTCTGGGCTGACGATGCTATTCGTATCGTGTCTCAGCCTATTCCGGCTAACCACGAATTGTTTGCAGGTATGAAAACTACCTCTTTCAGCATCCCAGACGTGGGACTCAACGGCATTTTCGCTACGCAGGGGGATATTTCCACCCTGTCCGGACTGTGCCGTATCGCGCTGTGGTATGGCGTAAACGCGACACGCCCGGAAGCAATCGGTGTTGGCCTGCCTGGTCAGACTGCGTAACTAACAGGGGCTTCGGCCCCTTTTTTATTTGAGGTGACATATGGGCGTAATGCTATATAAGCAGGGTCGTGGAACGAAGGTATGGGGCAAGGAAGTTCAGGCTAAAGTTGTCGATGACGGCGACGTAGAAGATCACCTTGCCGATGGTTGGGTTAAGCATCCAAATGAGGTGCCGGAGACTAATGACGATCCAATCGGCGAGTCAGGCGTGGTCAAGAAAGACATGGGTGAAGTATCTGATGGATACCACACCTTTAACGAACTATATGCACATCGAGTGCGTCTGTTTTCAACACTAATGAATGCCTTCCGCGAAAGCGCATGGTGGAGCTTCCAGCATCATGACGGCGAGCAATGGGATGGATGGGTGTTAGCTGGCATCGACACCCCAGAAGGCGCGGTAACATACCACCTCCCAGAGAGTGAAATTGAACATCTGCCTAAAGGCACGGAAATTGAGTTTGGCAAGGAATGGGACGGCCACACGGCAGATGATGTGTTAAATCGTCTGCTAAGCCTGCGACCGAAAGAGCCGGCAACCAAAGAACGCAAAAAGCCAGGACCAAAGCCTAAGGCGGAAAGCGATGCAGATAAAGACTAAAGGCGATCTGGTCAGGGCGGCGCTGCGTAAGCTTGGTGTAGCATCAGATGCAACTCTCACTGATATCGAACCTCAGTCTATGCAGGATGCTGTTGACGACCTTGAAGCGATGATGGCTGAGTGGTATCAGGACGGAAAGGGCATCATCACCGGCTATGTATTCTCAGATGATGACAATCCTCCCGCTGAAGGTGATGATCACGGTCTTCGCTCAAGCGCAGTCAGCGCAGTATTCCACAATCTGGCCTGCAGAATCGCTCCGGATTATGCGCTTGAGGCTACCGCCAAAATTATCGCAACCGCTAAATATGGGAAGGAACTTCTCTATAAGCAGACTGCCATCGCCAGAGCTAAACGAGCGCCTTACCCGTCACGCATGCCGACAGGCAGTGGAAACAGTTTCGCCAATCTGAACGAATGGCATTATTTCCCCGGAGAGCAGAATGCCGATTCAACAACTCCCCATGATGAAGGGAATGGGTAAAGACTTCAAGAACGCCGATTATATCGACTATCTGCCAGTGAATATGCTGGCAACACCCAAAGAAATCCTTAACAGCAGCGGCTATCTCCGCTCATTCCCTGGCATTACCAAACGTTATGATATGAACGGAGTATCGCGTGGAGTTGAGTACAACACCGCTCAGAATGCTGTTTATCGTGTTTGTGGTGGCAAGCTCTACAAAGGAGAAAGCGAAGTTGGTGATGTTGCCGGAAGTGGTCGCGTATCAATGGCACATGGACGCACATCACAGGCGGTAGGTGTTAATGGTCAACTGGTAGAGTATCGTTATGATGGCACGGTTAAAACCGTCTCAAACTGGCCTACAGACAGCGGATTCACACAGTATGAGTTAGGTTCGGTTCGTGACATTACGCGCTTACGCGGGCGTTATGCGTGGTCAAAAGACGGAACCGATTCATGGTTTATCACAGACCTTGAAGATGAGTCTCACCCTGACCGATACAGTGCAGAATATCGCGCAGAATCGCAGCCAGACGGCATCATTGGCATCGGTTCATGGCGTGACTTCATCGTCTGCTTTGGTTCGTCAACGATTGAATATTTCTCCCTGACAGGCGCAACCACCGCTGGAGCTGCGTTGTATGTCGCACAGCCATCGTTGATGGTACAGAAGGGCATTGCCGGAACATACTGTAAAACGCCATTCGCTGATTCATATGCATTCATCAGTCACCAGGCTACTGGCGCACCTTCCGTCTACATCATCGGGTCAGGGCAGGCTTCCCCAATTGCGACCGCCAGTATTGAGAAGATTATCCGCTCATACACCGCTGAAGAACTTGCGACGGGTGTGATGGAGACTTTGCGCTTCGATTCTCATGAGCTTCTGATTATTCATCTCCCTCGCCATGTTCTGGTTTACGACGCATCGTCCAGCCAGAACGGACCTCAGTGGTGTGTGCTGAAAACCGGGCTTTACGATGATGTATATCGTGCCATCGACTTCATGTACGAAGGCAACCAGATAACGTGCGGCGACAAATCAGAAGCTGTGATCGGACAATTGCAATTCGACATCAGCAGCCAGTACGACAAACAACAAGAACACCTACTGTTTACGCCCCTTTTCAAAGCAGATAACGCCAGATGCTTCGACCTTGAGGTTGAATCATCCACTGGTGTTGCTCAATACGCTGACCGCCTGTTCCTGTCTGCAACAACTGACGGCATCAATTACGGTCGTGAACAGATGATTGAGCAGAACGAGCCGTTTGTATACGACAAGCGCGTTTTATGGAAACGTGTAGGTCGTATTCGTCGATTAATCGGATTCAAACTGCGAGTAATCACCAAATCACCAGTAACACTATCCGGGTGTCAAATTCGTCTGGAGTAACATATGGCAGACCCGTCACTTAATAATCCTGTCATCATTCAGGCTACTCGTCTTGATGCCTCAATCCTCCCCCGTAACGTCTTCAGCCGGTCATATCTGCTCTACGTAATCGCGCAGGGAACTGACGTTGGTGCTATTGCGGGAAAGGCAAACGAAGCTGGACAGGGTGCTTATGACGCACAGGTAAAAAATGATGAGCAGGATGTAGAGCTTGCAGACCATGAAGCAAGAATTAAGCAACTGCGCATCGATGTAGATGATCACGAAAGTCGCATTACTGCGAACACTAAGGCAATTACTGCGCTGAATGTCAGGGTAACTACCGCTGAAGGAGAAATTGCCTCCTTGCAGACTAATGTTAGTGCTCTTGATGGCAGGGTTACGAACTGCCGAAAACAATATTTCGGCATTGCAGGCTGACTACGTATCTAAAACCGCCACTACATCTCAATCGCTGGCTTCACCCCTCGACGTGACAACGTCATATTCAGTCGGCGGAAAGAAGGTTGTCGGCGCTCGCCAGACTGGATGGACCGCGGCAACAGGTACGGCGAATAAAGGCGTATTCGATGCTGACCTGACATTCGCCGTTAGCGATACTTACACGCAATCTGAAATCCAGGCTATAGCCAATGCTCTAATTACTGAGCGTCGGCGCACTAAGGCTTTGGAAGACGCCTTGCGTGCACATGGGTTGATTGATTAATGATTACATTCACTCCAACACGCAACATCGACCTGATAGAAATGGTTGGCAACCACCCCGACATCATTGCCGGAAGCAACAACAGTGACGGATACGACTACAAGCCTGAGTGTCGTTACTTTGAAGTGAACGTACATGGTCAGTTCGGTGGCATCGTGTATTACAACGAGATTCAGCCGCTGACCTTTGACTGCCACGCCATGTACCTGCCTGAGATTCGCGGATTCAGTAAGGAAATCGGACTGGCGTTCTGGCGATATATTCTCACCAATACCACCGTTCAGTGCGTTACATCATTTGCTGCACGCAAATTTCGCCACGGTCAGATGTACTGCGCAATGATTGGCCTTAAGCGTGTGGGAACCATCAAGAAATACTTCAAAGGCGTAGATGACGTGACGTTTTACGCCGCCACCCGAGAAGAGTTAACCGAATTACTGAATAACGGGAGATAAACATGTTATATGCATTTACGCTGGGCAGGAAACTGCGCGGTGAGGAACCTTCTTATCCTGAAAAAGGCGGTAAAGGCGGCTCATCAAGCAGCGGGGCAAAAGAAGCGGCAAAAGCAACACAGTATGCAGCAGACCTGCAAAACCAACAATTCAATCGTGTGATGGAACAGTTGGCACCTTACGCCGCCGCAGGTTTGCCGGCTCTCCAGCAGATTCAGCAACTATCAACACTGGAAGGGCAGAACAGCGCTCTCAATCAGTATTACAATTCAGACCAGTATAAACAGTTGGCTGATCAGGCTCGCTATCAAAGCCTGAATGCCGCCGAGGCGACAGGTGGTCTTGGCTCGACAGCAACATCAAACCAAATTGCATCCATTGCACCAACGCTCGGGCAGAACTGGTTGTCAGGGCAGATGCAAAACTATGGCAACCTGTTAAACGTTGGTCAGTCTGCGGCAGCAGGCCAGGCATCGGCAGGACAGAACTATGCAAATAACGCAGGTAATCTTGCGCAACAGATGGCGGCGATCCGCTCTCAGGGTTCTGGTCAATCCACGCTTGGAAGTGCCATTAGCGGCGGTACGAGTGGTGCGCTTGCAGGTGCTGGTATTGCAAGCTTGTTAGGTACTTCCACGCCATGGGGCGCTGGTATCGGTGCTGGTATCGGATTGCTTGGCTCACTCTTCTAAGGAGTTATCGTGGCTACTTTTCAACTTGCTGGTTTGCCGTCAATGCAGGTGTCGAACCAGAACGCGCCCGGACAACCATCATTATCCAGTTACGACTTCAGCCAGCGCCCAAACGTTGGAGTTCAACTTGCTCAGGGAATTGGCGCAGTTGGCCAGGCAATACAGCAGAATGAGGCTGCTCAGAGGCTTTCTGACTTTCAAAAAGCTTTCGGTCAGGCTTATGCGGCAGGTGATCGCGATGCCTTACGCCAACTCGCAGCCACAAACCCTGACCAGATTGAAACAATCCGTCAGGGAATGGGGTTTATTGATGCCGATAAGAATCAGGCAATGGGAGACATGTCAGCTCGTCTTAACATTGCTGCCGCTCAGGGGCCGGAGGCGGTGATGAAAGAGCTTGCCTCTCACCAGAGCACGCTGCAGCAAATTGGCGTATCTCCTGAGCAGGCGTGGCAGACATACCAACAAAGTCCTGAAGGCTTCGCGCAGTTAACAGATCTTATTGGGATGCACGCAGTAGGACCAGAAAAGTATTTCGATATTCAGGATAAGTTGACTGGTCGTGAGATTGATCGAGGTAGACTTGCTGAAACAATCCGCAGCAATAAAGCAGGGGAAGGACTTCAGGCTCGCGGGCAAAATATTACTATGCGCGGACAAGACATGTCAGCCTCTACAGCCCGCCGCGGCCAGGATTTGGCAATGCAAAGGGCAAACTCCAGAACGATATCAGGAGTCGACGGGAATCGGGTCGTTCAGCTTGCAGATGGTAGAACAGTCAACATTGACGGAAAACTTCACGGCGCAGGGGCTAATGCATTTTACGAAGGTATTGACGATAACGGCAATATGGTTCGTGTCCCGGCAAGTGCTATTGCAGCGCCTCCAACGTCTGCAGCAAGCGCACAGAACTACGCGATGAAGAAAGACATTGACGCAATCGCAAATGCAGATGCTTCTGCTCTCGATTTCATGACTGGAATGACTGGCGGAGCAGGAAATCCGGCAATTGGTGCAGATGTTCGCAGCCGACTCACAGGCAAAGAACAACGACAGTTATATAACTCCGCACAACGTATTCAGGGAAGAATGCAGAATCAGGGCGTGGCAGCAGCAAGAGATATGGGCGCTAGCGGTATCAACACCATCGCAGAAGCGAAGATGTATTTTCAGGGGATGCCGCAGGTTGACTACTCAAGCCCGGAGGCTATGCAGCAGTCTATTCGTGAGATTCAGGAATACACCAACAATTATAACCAGCAGTACAACGTTAATGTTGATAATGGTGGGCAGAAATCATCAAGGCAGCAGCCAGCGACTCAGCAATCAGTCGGAGGAAGCTACACGTCTAAATCCGGCATTCAATTCACGGTGGAATAATGAAAGTTACAGCCAACGGTAAGACATTCACATTCCCAGAAGGAACAAGCACTGAGGATATTGGATCGGCTATCGATGAGTATTTTGCTGGACAGTCTGCACAGCAGGAACAGCAGGGCACATCTACGCCCCCAGAAAGCCAGCCACAGCAACAAGGTGGCTTCATTTCTGACCTTGGCAATGCTGCTGCAGAGACTGGGCGTGGATTGCTACAGGCTGGCGTTAATCTGGCAAATATCCCGGCATCAATGGCTGATGCTGTCGCCAGCGCCGGGGCATGGGCTGCTCAGAAGCTTGGCATTGGTGACGGAACTTATCAGCCAGCGCCTCGCGTCACGACACAAGGACTTGAGCAGGACTTTGGCTTGCAACAAGGTGCGCTTACTCCACAGACGACAGAAGGTAAAATCTTCTCTGAAGCACTGCCATATTTGATTCCTGTTGGGGCCGAGAGAATTGCAGCGCAGGCACCATCTATTGCCGGTCGAGTTGCTCAGGGGGCATCACGCTTGCTGGCGGAGAACACTGTTGGTTCATTGGCTGCAAACAGTGAGCGTGATAATCCAGAAGCACTGGCAACAGACTTAGGAACTGGTGTTGCATTAGGCGGGGCAATCAATCAGTTAGGCCGTGCCGCTGGCGCTGCTTATCGTGGGATTCGCGGGACGATCGCACCAGAAGCGCAGCAGGCTATTCAGTTCGCTAATGCTGCTGATGTTCCTTTGCATACAACTGACGTTTTGCAGCCAAATTCCCGTGTCGGTCGCATGGCACAGACCACCGCTGAAAACATCCCATTTACCGGGACAAGTTCAATGCGAGCTAATCAGCAAGAAGCTCGCAGTCAGTTGGTAGATGAATTTGCATCACGGTTTGGTGAGTATGATCCGTCAATTGTTATTGGCAGCCTGAAGGCAAAAACATCAGGAATTCGGAAAGCAGCAGGGAACCGTCTTGAGCAAGTTCAGAGCGCAATGACAGGAGTCAACATTCAGCCAACGCGAGCAATTCAGCAGATAGATGATGAGATTGGAAAACTGCAAAAATTAGGACAAGTTGCCGACACGGATACAATTAGCAAACTTCAGGCATACAGGAATGAATTGGCTAAAGGTGATGTTGACCTGGAACAGTTAAGCAGACTGAGAACGCAGTTTAGGATGGATGTCAGAGGAGAAAGGACACAAATGCCACCGCCAGCTGAGGCGGCAGTGCAGCGTGTATACAGGGCAATGACAGGAGACATTGATAACTCCATTGTCCAGAACCTTGGAAACGACACTCTGCGCAGATACAAGCAGGCCAATGCGGTATACGCAGATGAGGCTAGTAAGCTCCAGAATACCCGCTTGAAGAACGTTCTGATGAAAGGGGATCTAACCCCTGAAGTTGTCAACAACATGTTGTTCAGCAAGAACAAATCAGAAGTTCATAATCTGTACCGGTCAGTAGGTCATGTGGGACGCGCTCAGATGCGTAACGGCATCATCGGAAAGGCTATGGAGAAATCAGGCGGTTCTCCGGATCAGTTCCTCCGCCAGGTTAATTTAATGTCTACCCAGACGGGAATCGCTTTTAAAGGACGAGATGCTGCGTATCTGAAAGGACTGAAGAACTATCTTGAGTCAACCAAGCGTGCTGGTCAGGCAGGAGTAACAACGCCTACAGGTCAGCAAACTATACCGTTCATCCTAGGTATTGGAACGGTAACTAACCCTGCGCTGGTAGGTGTTGGTGGCGGGTATGGTTTGCTGGCAAGAATGTATGAGAGTAAACCAGCACGTAATGCAATGCTTCGCCTGGCTAATACTCCACGTGGTTCTACCGCATTCGAGAAAGCGTTATCTGACGTTGAGCGCATTGTTAACTCATTCGCTCAGGGAGCGAAATCTCAATCCTTAAGCGAATAAAAGTTTGCCCACCACAAGGCCGAAGATTAAGAAAACAAAGTTCAATAAGTCACGTTCCATAAACCCTCCACTCTTTTAAGCAATTATAACCGACCTTAATGCAATGCTGCGCAAGTTTTGTATTGTGCGGCCTTGCTGTACCCGGAGCATAGTAAATGTCAGATATCACCGCCAATGTTGTAGTATCAATGCCGAGCCAGCTCTTCACGATGGCTCGATCTTTTAAAGCTGTAGCAGGTGGCAAAATTTATATCGGAAAAATTGACACTAATCCTGTAAATCCTGAAAACCAGATTCAGGTTTTTGTAGAGAATGAAGACGGTTCTCACGTTCCTGTTTCGCAACCAATCATCATTAATGCTGCTGGTTACCCTGTATATAATGGACAGATTGCAAAGTTTGTGACTGTACAGGGACACTCGATGGCCGTTTACAGTGGCGGAAGTTCGTCAGTGCAGCAGTTCTACTTTCCAAATGTGTTGAAGTACGACCCTGATCAATTCAAACAACTTTTATCTACAGATGATGGTGCCGCATTAGTTGGCACGACGTCAGGATTGACTGTGCAGGAAGAAATAAATGATCTACATTCGAATGTTGGTATTATTAATGATAAATTAAACACAAAATCTTATGCATATCGTAATGCAAATTTACTGGCTTCAGCAAATAACTTATTGCGTGCCGGAGGAGAATTAAAAATAGTTTGTCAGGGAGACAGCGTTACTATAGGGCACGACACAACCAGTTCAGATGTTATATCTCCTCCTAATAATAACCCATACACTGTTGCTCCAATTCAGTACCCCTCTAGGTTGCAGGAACGACTGTTAACATTAACAAATTCAAATGTTACTGTAATAAACCACGGATTTAGCGGTGATACGGCAAAACTTTCTTATGAAAGGTGGCCTGATAACCCGAACTGTAACGTAGCGCATCTTATGCTGGGGATAAATGATAGTCAGGGAGTAGGCGGTGCAACGCTTGGCGAATACGTTGAGTATATTGAAAAAATAATTAAAAGGTTTATTGATTGGGGTTGTGGTGTAGTTCTGCATACCACCACACCAATTAATTACGGACAGAATGACGGTGGATCGCTTTTTGCACAATATGCAAGATCGATAGCTAATCAATATGCCTGTCCTGTATTTGAAAGTGAGGGTGTAATCCAATATTGCAAATATAATTCTGTGTATAGCGACGGAACTCATTTTAATAAATCAGGATATGCAAAGTATGGTGATGCTGTCGCGTCATTTGTTCTTGCTGGTTGCTGGGTTAGACCAGTCAGGAATATAGCGTCATATTCATCAATTCAGCCTGGACGTGCATCTGAGGGGATTGGGTGGTTTGGGAAATTAACATCTCTATCACCTGATTACAACTTATCTTATGTATGGAACGGTCAAGTTGGTAAAATATATCCTGGTGGTGTGCAGTCTTTTTCTTTCTTTCTTGATGCAGATGCCGCAGACGTATTTTTTACAGGTATTATTACAGGTTGCAAAATATCATTATCTGATCCTGTAGAATCAGTTGACGGATATTTTCCTGTAAATATAATGCCTCTGAAGTCGTTTCCTAAAGAAATATCAGAAACAATGTCGTATACTACGCAACTCAGAAACTCAGACGGAAGAAAGTCATGGGCGGGCGCTCTTGTCGGTAGGGGTTGGAAGACTATTTATGTTAACAACACATCTTCAGAGGCTGTTTATCTTAACTATTTAATTATTGAGCCTTGCGCCCCTGATAGCATAAATCAGGTAAATGGTGGGCAAGTTGTCCCGGGCGAAAAACAAGTATATTTATATAAATTCCCGTTTAATGGGATATCAAATCCAAGCACAAATTTACCAGCTCCTGCGCCAATTCCTTCTTCTGTAACCATTCCACTTCCAAAGGGAATGTTTAGACAATCACAAGAATGGAATGGGTACTACGATTCGTTTGTTATGGATATAACAATTAAATCTGATTTAACTGGAGGTAGTGATGGGATATACAAATATTCTTGTTGTTTTAAATCAGACGGAAGTCTTAATATATACAAAATATTTAAATCAGTAGCTTCTGGCATTGAGCCAACTTCTGGTAGTATAGTTTGGGAGGACCCAACAACAGGCGCAACAGGTACTGGCTGGCCTGATTCCGCCACCGCTGTCTGTAAAATAGCTCTTAATTTCTCAGACTCAACTGCAGCATATTATACAATGGAAATTGAGTGCAATAACGTTATGAGAAGTTATGGTGGCAGAATGTACTAACGTGAAACTGAAAAGCAATCTTCACAGATTACTACAAAAATGATACGATACGCATCTATGCGCCAAAGGAGCAGAAAATGAACCGGATCGTATCTAAAATAATAGGGGTAGCAGCATTTTTAGTATTCCTATATTGTTCTGCGGAGTTAATATTTATAATATTTGGCTTTATTCCGTTTAACGCATCGAGAATATTGTCTGATATTGTAATGATATTAATCATGCTGTATGCTTTTTACAAGCAAAAGAAGTTATATTAG